CGACAGCTGCTACTGATGCGGTGATTTGTGGTTCACCTAACCCGTTTTTCCATCGGGCTTTCAACCATTCGGTTGTGCCGTGTTCAGGTTTCGGTCTTGTGTACCAGTTCTTTTTCATAACTCCCCTTTGTTTGGTTTACTTAAAGCATACGGGCAGGGTGTTGCAAAGTCAAATCAATTTTTGCTTGATCCAAAACTTTCACGTTCTGCACCATAGACACAGGGATATGTGTGACCATCCCTATAGTTTTAAGGTTCGGTACCTCGTCAGGCATATATGAACCGGTGATCGAAATGTACCCTGGCAGGCAGTCAGGCCACAGGAAACCTACCGACACAACATGGCAGGCTTCAGGTTTGTAGGTTTCTATCTCAATCCAACCGTTATCGGAATCGTATGCGTCTATCCAATGAACTGACACAAGCGACCACGGGCAAGACATTAGTTTTCTTTCGGCATGTATTCGTATGATGCGTAACTCATCGACAGTATGCGCCCGTCACGTGCTATACCGATCCACGTCGGGGCATCCGGATCGCAGAGACATCCGACCACTTTTGTCTCATCATGGATAACCATGCCGTCACAATGCTGGCAACAGATTCTCATAGCCAGCACACATACTCTGAAGTGACACGACCTTTGATCGGGTCAACGAAATGCAGGCGTTGGCTTGGCTTACCGACAGCAGCGATGAACGTGCGGGCATACTCGTTGTGCGACTCAGGTGAACCTGTCACGAACACACGGCCACCGTTCGCCATCGTAAGTGCGGTAGGTGTATGGAAATGCCCCATGTAACAGTCATGGAATGATTCTACGACACCGGTAGACCATGCCGAAACCTTGCGCAGAATAGAGCCGAACGCCCCTATTTCGTCGCCGTGAACCAACAGCACATTGTAGTTGCCGATAGCAAAAATCTGGTACCAGTCATCAGACATCTGCCATTTGACATGCTTGATGTCGGCACAGTTGTTTGACGCAATCTGGTAGGCGATGCGATCAATGTTGTCACCGGCAGGCATGTCGCCTTTGCGCCCAAGCCGACCATGATTACCGAACTCGCACACCACTTTGACTGACTCAAAGTTTGTGGCAAGGGTACGGATAGATGACTCGATGATGCGCACGACAGCAAACATTTGTTCGTACAGGTGCGCACCGATCTCAAACTGTTGGCCTGGGAATATGCCTACGCCTTCCACCATGTCGCCACCCAACATGACTACACATTCTTTGACAGGATGGTGGGCGCGTTGAATGTCGGTGAGTTGTATCACTTTGCGGATCATGTCAGCGATACGGGTTTCTAGTACAGAGATGTCGTACGAGATGGTTTGTTTACCTGCCTGCCAGTCGGTCAAATGTACGAGGGCAACCTCAGGTTTGATTTTGCGTTTATCTTTCACCGGTGGGATAACTGTTGGGCGTGGTGTCGCCAACAAAGACAGACGTGCCGCTTCGAACACGGCTTCCACATAGTCTGCTGTCTTCAGTTTTGCTTTCGCTTCAGCTAACTGTGCTTTGCGTAAAGCGTTACGCAGGTCTATGATCTGCTGTTCGTAGTTTGCTTCGTCAGATATTTTCATTGAACGTCTTTCGTAAAGCATTAAATGTGCTTAACCCAATGACGTTGATGCCACGTTTAACCAACGCAGCATGAATAGCCCGACCACTAATTGACGAGTCTTTCATGGCTTTAACTAGATCCTTGAAATCTTCTTCACCTAAAGCTTTACGTAACTTGTACAAGCTGTCGTTCTCTATGTGCGCCGACTTCAACTCATCGTAGAAAGCACCCACTATTCTGCCGCCATGTTCAAGCAAGCAAGATAGCCGAGCGCATCCACAAGACTGTCGTGATGAATAATGTCGTGTTCAAGGTTCGTGCGAAGGCGAGCCAGTTTGACTGACACCATAAACAGGATCGCTTCAGATACTTCCAACTCAATGCCGGTGAGAGTATAAAAAATGTCTGACACTTTACGGTAGTCGTCAGCTGGATGACCGTAATCGTTTTGTCTAGCACCGTTAACAAGGGTGTGTGCTTCTAAAAGAACTTCACTTCCGGCTGTTGGCTTTGTTTTGTTTGTCATGTTTGGCCCCTTCGATAATGAGTTTGTCTAGTTTAGAAATAACATCCCACAGGTCGTCTTGTTCAGCGACCCCTGGATATACCTTACTTAGATACTTTCTTATCCGCCGTAACTCTAGTGTGGTCAACTTTTCGCCCATTGTCAAGTCCTTCTTCTCCGTGTGACACTAGATGTTTTGTCAGTCGGCTGTCAACCTTATCTACTTTTGTTTCAACACGGCTCACACTACGGTAAATATGTTGCAACATTCCTGTGACAACAGCATGATCTGACTTGTTTTCTTTGCGGAACATACTAATTATTGTGACGATCACTCCGCCGACTGCTGTTACTACAGCCGAAAGAATTAACGCCCAACCGCCATCCATGTCATACGGCCTTGTGTGTGTCAACCCATGCTTGTACAGCAGGGGTAGGGCTATCACCGGTGACTAGTCGCAAATGCCAGGGTTCGCTCGGTACAACTTCCCAAGAAAATCCGAAGTCTTTGACGTTTGCTATCAACCATTTGATTCGTGCCGGTTCGCCAGCGGAATGAACATCAACAGCCAAACCGAGGTTATGGTTCGACTTCCCAGGGGTTGCCAACATCGCCATACCTTTTCGTAGATACCAAGTTTTACCTTCAAACGTTTTCGTTGACGCACCAGGAATCGGATCAAGCCGGTACCGTTGCAGAAACCCTGCCTTCTGTGACTCGTACGAACGATACAGGTCGCCGGAACTTGTCGGTTTAAGAAGTACACCATCCAATGTGGCTTTCGTGACCATAGCGTTCCATGCGTCAGCGGCCCGCCAATGCAGTTTGCCGCCACCTTTGATTGGGCGTAACAAGTTCTCAGGTAGTTTCCCTGGCTCAACACCTTTCAGGTCGGCTGGCATAACGATGGGAACAATGTAATCCCACGCAACTTTTTTTGGCATCAGCAATCCCACTTTCGTAACGCCAACGCTTTACGTGTCGGTCTACCTTTAGAGTCTTTCATAGGGCCTGGCATGCCACCCATTCTTGCACAGAACGATTTGCGTCGAGCCGCAGCTTTAGGTGATCGTTTCGCTTGCGCAGCAGACACAGGTGGTTTGAGGGTGCCACCTTTGTAAGAGGCTCGACCTTTAGCGTTCAACCCACCGGTGGGGTCTTTGCCTTCTTTGCGTTGCCATGCCGCAGTTTTAGGCATTACTTCTTTTTCTTAGCCGCGTTCATGTTGTCAACAAGGTTCGGGTATGGGCGACCAGCTTTCTTCGCTGATGCTTTCGCTGAAGCCTTTTGATTTTTGCTGAGTGGTGTAGATTTTTTCTTTGGGTTTTTTGTTTCCCAAACTGGTTTCTTTTTCATTACTTCTTTTTGGCTTTGGTGCCGAACGCTGCCGAGATTTCTTCTGCTGTAAGTTCGCCGTCTACTGATGCGGCGGCAAGTTTCTGTACAACACCGAACAAGGCTGTCAGGCCTGCAACACCAGCGGATTTAACTACGTCGACTCCGAGGATTGCGCCACCTGTGATGATAGGTAGGGCTGATGCGATGAACAGGGAGATGAGTCTTTGTCCGAGGTCTAGGGCTTTTGCGATTGCTGAGTTCATTCTGGGTCCTTTTGTGTTAGGGATATCAACGAGTGTAGCACTATGCCGATACCTGTTAAGAGTAACGCCTGTCTTAAGGTAGGCCCTGACAAGGTGATTAGAACCATGCCCGTACCCACCCAAGTCCAAGTGTTATCCCTCACGTAGTTGATGATGTGTTTCATTATCTTCTGATCCTAGTAGGTGGGATTGCGGCGATGAGCGCACCTACAGCGACCAAGGTTCGGCGTTCACCGACGGGGATGTTTGAGCCTGTCGGTACATAGTTCTCGAATTGTGAACTGAAGATGTCAATAGTTTTTTCGAACGCTTCTTTGATTTCTGTTGGGGCTTCTTGGATGGCTTCGGTGAAGGCTTCTAGTTGGGTGTCGGATAGTTCTTCTACGACGATTTGTTCAAAGAGTTCTTCAGCCTGAGTTTCGGTGATGGCGGCTAGGACTTCTGGG